TAGCTTTGTTGATTTCTTGGCCACTTGCGCCATGACCAACTTCAACTAAAGGAAGAGCGCTGTTAGAAGGTCGCTCGCTGAACATGGTCCAAAACTCTGATTGGATCTCACGAAGCTCGAAAGCTTTACCAGCAACAACAGCCTCACTTGGAGTGATCTTGCCTTCATTTAAAAGAGTGTTGATTGCTTCACGTTTCTCAACCTCTTTTTTCTCTGCTTCAATAGCTTCAAGACGCTGTGAAAGTTTAGCGTTATTCTCTCGAAGCGCTTGAACCTCACTTAATAAAGTAGACTCAGCAAGTTGCTCACTCATCTTGTAAGCTTTCTTCTCTTCGTCTTCTTTCATCTTTTCAGCTTTGCCTTCTTCTTTAGACTCAGACATTTCTTCAGCTTTGTCTTCTTCCTCTTTCATAGTCTCTTCTTTTTGATCGACCATTGCAGACTCAGATTCAGCCATCATGTCCTTCATCTTTTGTTCAAGTTCTTTGACCAAAGCATCTTTAGCAACGAGCATTTGGCGCAGTTCTTCAACAGATAATGATTCAATGTTGTCCATTGATGTTATCCTTTCGGTTAAAAGTACCCGGCCAATCTTATCGTTTGATTGAGCAGGTCTGGGAGTGAGAGTAATTGCTAATAATTGAGCGTCACCAATCTTGGATCCGCCATCACGAGAAAAGACTTCCCCGTTTAAGAACTCAGGACTTGACCAAAGAACACCGCCGGCAGACTTGACAACATCAAGACCTCGCTCGTTATATGCTGGTGTTGCATAGAGTCCATCTTCTCTAAGTTCCAATTCAACGATCATCCCAAGAGCGTTTCCACTTTCGGGAGGAGCTGGAGAGCCACCTTGAAAAGGTGAAGTAGCGTGTTGCCAATCAATGATGACAGGATCCGCAAGCTTGCGCTCATTAAAGACTCGGATCATTTCGCTTAATAATTCATGATCTATTTCTTGGCCGATATTCTCACCATTCATTCGTGATGATACTTGGCCAAGAGCTAAGGTCTTGAATGGCTTCCCAATGGTGAGCCCTTCAGGGATGTCATAACTTGGCTCACTTAGGTGAGTGAGTTGAATTGCTTCGCCATAAGCTCGAAGGCTTGTTGACTTTTCGTCTGCACGTTTCATTTGATTCACAACCTTTCTTGACCAAGCAAAGCCGGCATCACCGCCCCAACCTTGCCAAGCTTGCCAGCCTTTTCCTTGATCGTTCCACGTGGAACCTTGTTTATCCACTTCGTGTCGAGTGAAGTAGTTGAGCATACGTTTAACAGTGTCGGGAGATAGTTGCTTCCCATTGCCTAGATCTCTAGCTCTAGCAATGCCAACATCGGTCATCCCTCTTTGACTTGGTGGCTTGGTTGCTCTGACTTCAAGCGCTCGCTTTGCTGCTTCTTGCGCTCCCTTTGGTGGAGTAAAGTCAATATGATCATACTTGGCCGGAGCTAAAGTTTCAGCTTTGGCTTCCTTCTCGGTTCGCTGTGGATGACCTTTGGGAAGCAAGTCAAGATCTGTGTTGTATGCTTTCTTCCGTTCACCTGTGCCGACCAACTTAAGGAAAGTCTTAACACGAGCAAGCGCCCATTGGGTTCTTGTCATACCCGGCCTATGAGATACAGAAAAAGCACCGGCCCCACGTCTAAACACTGCCTTCAACATTCCCATGTCTACCTTTTTAGACTTGGCTTTGTATTGGTCATTGTGTTTGTCGATCATGTTTTGGAGAGCTTTGACAGCTTGGTCACTGATCTCGATTCCACCACGAGAACCGCTTGCGCTTCCTTTTGGATTCTTAGCGCTTCCGGTCACTTGATCTTTTTTAGGTGCCGGAGTTTGGGCCTGTGTTCGCTTCTTGATCTTAGCCATTAGCTTTTCTCCGCTTGATTAGTTGTTCAGCAAGAGCTGACACACCACCACCACCGCCAAGACTAGCTGTTCTTTCAAGCGCTGATCTTTGAGCGTCTTCAGGAAGGTCACCGGCTCCAAGACGTTCTCTGATTGCTCGCTCCAATTCATCATCGGGAGTGAGAAGACCGGCTTGAACAAGACCGGGAAGCATCCCCAAAGATTCCGCCAAGTCATCAGTATCAAGACCGGTGTGAGTTAGCTTTGGAAGCTTAGAAGGATCGACCAAGCCAAAGTTCCAACGGATCAACCGCCCAATGGTTCCGCCACCTCTACGATCAACACCGCTAACTTGACCAGCGACAAGATCACAAAGATTGATTGCTGCTCTTCTGAAGACAGAAAGGTGAATCTCACCAACTGACCTTGCTCCTGTTTCAGTGTTGCCAAGATCAGCAAACTGAGTAAGGAAAGCGGCTGACATTTGGGAGTCACACTTGGTGATAATCTCCAAAGGTCCACTTGCATAAAGATTCGGTTGAGCAGCGTAAGTGTCAAAACTGACAGCGTCATTCTCAACAAGATAAGATTGTTCAGCGCTTATGAATAATTGTGCTTGAGCTTCAGCATCATTGATCATTGCGTCAATGTCGCCATCGGTTAAACCAAGAGCTTCAGCTTGACTTCGATCAACCTTTACTTTTGGAGTAGGTACAGCCCACCGATCAAGACCAACACACATGAGATTAGATACTCGTTGCTTGGTCCGCCACCACCACCAAACCGGCCTAAGCATCCCAACTCCTTCAAAGTTGGAACCGGTCTTGTTGAGAGTGAGCAATAAAAGCTTATTGGCCGGGATTGGCTCCGGAACATAAGTGAGGCCCACAACGTTTTGAAGGACACCATCCAAGTTTTGATTATCTCTACTAAGCCACCGTTGGTGTGCGCTAGGTTCACGATCTGCATAATGGTCAAGCCATACTCTAACATTGCCATTGCTGTCTGGACCTACTCGATAGATTTCTTCAGCATAACGATACCCAACAGGCACAAACTCAAAAAGATAAGCAAGTTGATCCTCCCATGAAAGAGTCATCTGCCCACTGTAACCATCAAAGCCAAAAGCTTCATTTGCGAATCTTGCCAACTCGTCAGCCATTGGATCGTTTTCAATGCCAGGTTCAAAGCGCCAAGAAGCAGAGAGCAAAGTCTGTCGAAGCATATGCCAAGAACGTCTCACAATCGGATCCGTTCTCAACATTTCTTCAGCTTCTTGAACCCAATTAAGGCCGGTCAGTTGTGGATTCTGCTCCTTGCCTGTAATCACTCCACCGCCAAGTTGAGTTCCTGTAATTCCCCTTGTGGTGAATCTAGGTGTCAGCGCTCTCATATGCTTCGGTGAGCGTTCTTTTGTTTCATTGTAGCTCATTAGCGCCCCTTGATTGGATTGGTGCTTACAGACACTATAAACACTGAACACATATTTATCAATAAAAGCTTGTTCAGTATAAAATCAAGTGTTATGTTCATCCAACTTCATTCTCTAGGTTTTTTAAAAGTCGGCGCTTTTTTGGACTAGGGAGTGAAGTAGCTTATTCTTTTTTTATTCTTTTCAAGAATCTTGAACACCTTGAGAGTAAGCTTATCTATTCTCCTAAAAAGAAAAAGGCCACTGACTTTTGATCAATGGCCTTTTCCTTACCCTTGTTTTTCTGTCGTGTTCAACCGACAGGCTTTTCTTATAAGTTGAGTAGCTTTAAAAGACAATCACTTTTTAGGAATCCATTCCTCAATGGTCGGATCCAACATGACTTGATCTGTGGACTTAGTCTTGATTGCTTTCTGACCGCTAAAGATGGAGAGCTTGTCGATGACCGCTGTTTGGAGTTCAAAGATCTGCTCTCTCAATAATTGCATTTGAATCTGTGCATCCCGAAGACGAGCAATCAAAGCTTCTCTGTCAGAGTTGGCGCTTGCTAGTTTGTCCTTTAGCTCTTCCACTTCTGATGGATCACGACCAGAAGCAATGGCGACCATTGAAGAGATTGAGCCTGTAATCACACCAAGTATCCCCACCAAGACATCCCTGTTTTCATCGACAATCTTGACATAAGTTAGGAACAAGATCAGGCCAACGATAAGCAGCAAGAACATGACAGAGAACCACCATCCACGCCTTGCCTTGACATCCTTTGAAAACTCTTTGGCTTCTTGTCTGTCTTCTATTGCGTTCATAATACCCCCAAGAAAAACATAGTTATAAACTCAACTATATAATCAATCCAAAAGAACAAGTCATCAACTCCATTCATTCTTCTAGCGTGTGGATCAATCAAGACAGGAACTGAAACGCTGATCACATAGAAGGTCATTATCATGCAATATCTGACAGCAAACCAAACTAGCCATTCTTTCAATTTCCTATCCCTTGCTTTACTCTTGATCTTTTTTGGGCCTGCTATCCGCTTCACCTTCTCGCTTCCAGGTGGTGGCTGTAAAGATTCAATAGTTGATCCGACCGCATAAACAATTTGACTTTCTCGGACTCCCTTGAATCTATATTCACCTACACAAGCATACCTTGTATTCTTAGGAGTGTAGCTATTGGTTCGGCCCTTGATCGCTTTCATTGCTTCGGTCGTGAGTAGGACTTGACCAGCTTGGCAAAGGCTCATTGTTCTTGCTGCGATATTCTTGGCTATGCCTTCAAGCTCAACTGACTTAGCTCCTGTCATGGTGAAGATCTCATCTTGCTTGACTTCAACCACCACTCCCCAATGAATACCAATCCGACAGCCTAGTTTGATCTGTGGTGGAATCGTTTCTTGGTAGATCAAAGCAAAGTTAACAGCGTCTATTGGTCGCTCAAAGCTCAAAAGAAAACCATCTGACCGGTCAATCTCTCGACCATTAAACTTGTAGATCAGGGAGCGAGTAAGTCGATCATGCTTTTGAAGCCACATAGCCGCTTTCATAGCTCCGGCTGATTGAACAAACCTAGTCGAGCCAATAAGGTCAAGAAGGACTATGGCCAACTTTGTTTCAATCAGTTCCATGATTCTTCTCAATATGTGATTAGTTTGAACTTTTGCTTCTTATGTACTCTAAACAGCTTCTCTTCTTTGTGGTTAGTTTTATTTCGTTCTAAAGATACGAATACTTTTTTAGACCACACACATTCAAAGTCTTCTGGAGCTTCATACTCACTAACAAAAACTAAATGACCTTCGTCTACTTTCTGACGACACCAATCATAAAACTCATCATGATCAAACTCAAAGCCATAGCCTGTTGTATTTATATAAGGCGGATCACAATAAATTAAAGAGTTCGGAGGAATCGTTAGTTTTTTATAATCACCAGAATATAGAGAAACACCTTTCATTTTGTGTTTGTTTTTCATGATGTTTTTTTTCCCACATTCTGGATAAGTTAAAGGAGATGAGCCGTTGAATCCTCTTGCATAACTGTCCCATCTTTTTCCGCCAAACGAACAGGCAAAGCTCACAAAGCCTTTTAAATGATCAGGATATAAATCTTGATTATGTTTCATGTGATTATATTCATCTTCTGTAACTTTATCTGGTGGTTCATATCCATTTTGAACAGCTTTAAATAATGAAATTAATTCATGGTTGATGTCATTTCCAATTCTTGGGCCTTTAACATTAAATAAAACTTTACCTGAACCCATAAAAGGCTCAACCCAAGTCATATTGTCCTCACGAACTGCAGACATGTAGTTGATCAGAAATCGTGATACTCGGCCTTTTCCACCTAAGTATTGAAACATTAAAAGCTCCTTGTCTTAGATCCCCCTACCTTTACATTCCTAGTTCTAACACCAGCAGATCTTCTTGGCTTGTACTTTTGATCTAAAGCGCTCTCATGCCAATTAAACATTATGCAATCATAGCGCAATGCATCCAATGGATCTTCCCTTCCATCTTTCTTTGGTTGCTCTTTGTTATCCCAAGCATAAGAGAGGATGGCCTTGCGAATACTGTTTCCGGTCGCTCGTTCGCCTTTGTCCCATACTTCTTTGGTGATGAGATAGCGCTTTGAATTGAAAGCACGTTTGAGTCTTTGGACTCCATTCAAGATGTCAACCTTGATCGGGTCGGTGGTGTGTCTCAAGGGAACTCCAAGCCCTCTCGGTGGATCTTGTCTCATTACTCGGAAAGCGCTTTGGCCTGTTTGGTCGTTTCTCGCTTTACCTGCTTTGTCAGCCACTCCGGTATCAATCCATATTCGAGGACCGGGAGCTTTGGACTTTAACGAGCGTGGCCAAGCTATGGAAAGGATCAGCGTTGTGAGTTGGTCGGTTGTGACTTCCTGTGGATTGATCTCATGACAGATCACTGTTGCATCAAGCGCTTCATCATAGGCCATGATCAAAACACTTGGCTTCCTGAAGCCCCAATCTATAGCGATTCGTCCGGTCATGTTTTCCTTATATTCCCACTTGTCAATGACGTGGCTCGCTTCGGTGAACTCTGAATAAATCAATCCGCTCGGTGGCTTTGGCTTATTCATGATCATGGCTTCTCGCTCATCCGGTGGAAGCATCTTGGTTGCTTCAAACCATTCATCAGCAAGGTTGTCTTGGTTGACATAAGAGCTGAAGAACAAGGGAGCAATGTTTTGACTCTCCGCCATATTAACCCACCAAGCATCAACGACCGGAAGACCCACCAAGATCAAGATCGGACTCGGACCAGCACGAAGACGACCAAGCGCTTTGTGAGCAACCTCCATCGTAAGTGTCTGACATTCATCAATCAGACAGACTCCGCTTGTTACGTTAAGACCTTCAAGAGGATTATGAGTTGCTTCTCTTGTTCCCGGTCGGAAGTAAGAGCGACACCACACTTGACTCCCTGTATGCTGGTCGGTCCACTGCTTCATAGTGTGGTTATAAGTCCATCCAAGAGGACTCAACCACTTCTCCATCTCTGGCATCAAGACAGAGTTGTATCTTGGTGTTGTGTCAGTGACCAACAAGGAAGATGTTCCCGGTCGAGTCTTGGCAAGGTATAGGATGGAGAACACAAGCGCTGAAGTCTTGCCGGAACCCCATCCACAACGCGCTGCTATTACCTTGTCTTTTCGAGTGATGCCTTTGATGATTTCAAGCTGTAAAGGATTTAGTTTGATTTCTGTCATAATATGATTTAGTCTTCCGCTCGATACTTCTTGTCAAAGTATTCATGTCAGTGATGGCCTAGTCCTCTTCAGAGTTCTCCCCTGAATTATGGACTAGGCTTTCCTTATTTTGGACCTGTGCTTCTAGCTGTTTCATCATGCTGAGAACTTCTTCGGATCCATCGGATTTGTTGCTGACATTCATTTCAATTTGCTTCATGTCGCCATAAAGATCAGGGAAGCGCTTTGATAATCTCCAAGCCCAGCCTCTCCAATCCATCTTGTCGTCAATGCATCGATCAAGCTTGGCAAGCATGACAGCTTCAGAGAAGCCAATGGCAGCATCAACCTCTTCAGCATAGTCAGGATATTTGTCATACCAATCATAGTGAGTTGTGCGACCAACACCAGCTTGAGAGCATGAAGCGCCAATGGACATTCCTGCTCTTATGTTCTCCAAGAGAGCTTCTTGCTTCTTCTCTCGCTCAATTTGGACTTTGGTCTTCCTCTTGATCTTCGGTGTCTTCGATGTCTTCTTCTTTGTTCCAGCCATAATGTTCTCCGATTACGGACCATATAGTTTGATAAAGCGCTTCACTTTCTCTTTGAAGCGGAGAGCAATCAGTATGAACAAGCCTTTGCTTGATCTCACAAAGAGCCTTCAAAACCTTAGCTTCCCTCGCGTGTGCGTGTTTTTGTTCGCCTTGTTCATTCTTAGCATCACGCAATAGACCTTCAACATCTTCCAAACAAAGCACCATGTTATGATTGCTTATGATAGCTTTTTGAATCTCATTGATTGAGAATCCACGTTGGTCGAGTTCAAGACAAAAGTGTTTTAAGTGTTCATCATTCATTTGAAGTCCTTTATGTTTGGCCTGTCTACTTGGATAATGCCAGGCTTGGTCACTGTCCAATGATACCAATAATAATAAGCTTTGATATATGCCTTGTTTTTATCTCGCCATCGTTTTTTGGAAGCCAAGCGCTTTTGATAGCGCTCACCATCTTGAATGTAATCACTCATAAGTTTAATCAAAGTAAGCTTGCATAGAGTTTGGGAAGCAGACTTCAAGCGCTCTCTTGATCTGTTGAGCGATGTCTCTTGTTTCCGGTTGAGCGTGTTCATGATCACGAAGCTTGATGAACTTGATCCAATTATGAAGATTTCCGGTCATGTAAAAAGTCGTGTAGGTGCTTTGTGGTAACACACCGCGAGCAATTTCACGAGAGACACCGGCTTCAATAAGTTGCTGATAACTTGCAAAACTAAACTCTGTTGCGACCTTGAAGATGCTGTCCGCTTCACTTGACTCGACAGTTCCCTCTGAGCATTGAAGATTATCTTTAGCCTGTCCTCTCATGGTGTCCGGCTTCCAAAAGTCGATCTGCTCTGAAGTGTATCGTCTGCTCACTTCGTTGTATGAGAATGTTCTATGTCTCATAATTTGAGAGCGAACAAACAAAGGAACTTTAAGAACAAAGGTAGCTAGGCAATGCTCAAAAGGTGAAGTGTGATTATGCGCTGCTAAGAACTTGATGAGCTTCTTGTCTCGATCTGTTAGCTTAGACTCTGCATGATCATCTTTGAGGAAGCTTACTCTGGCAGCATCGACCACGCGCTTATCGCTTCCCATAAAGTCAATCAATTGAGCTGTTCCGTTTCCTTCGTGATAAATCTTGCTCATGTTTACTTCTTTCTTTGGCTTTGAATAATTGCCTGATCTGTTGTTGATGCCTTTGGTCATTTCTGAAACTGCAACGCTACTATAGGGCCTTTTCTTGATTGGAGTTACCAAGCCATAGCGATTGAAAGTATCTGCTATTTGCTTATTGGTGAAGCCAAGCATCTTGTATTGGATGGCCAACATCTTGATCTTGTACTGGTCTAACATTGGCCAACATTACCTTTTTCAAATTGCTTATAATAGGTATGGATTAAAGGTTTTAAAAAGTGAATATCACCATAGAAAGCAAAGGTTAAGCGCTCAGGAGCAAAGCCATCTTTATCTCGCTTTGTTGCTTGAATGGTTTTAGCGTGTTGAATCTTGCAAGGAGCATAGTCTTCCCAAAAAGGTCTGACTATATGTTGAAAGATTTCTGCTTTATGCATCTTCTTACCTTTTGCTTTGAGCCAATCTTCAACAAGGTTCATATATCCCCAAAAACAATCATGGTTTTGATTGATCCTTAAGAGATTACCTTGTCCATTGGCTCCCGGCTCTTCATAGAAAGCAACCTGCCATTGGCCATTGCGCTTGAACCATTCTTCAGCTTGATCCTCACTTTGTTTGTGAAATGTCACTGTTGGTGGCTCTTGTCGTTTCTTTTCGGCTTGCTCTCTTGCCTTGCGCTTTTCTTCCTTCTTTTTAAGTTCTTCCTCTGTTGGCTCTTTCTTAGTCTTGTCTTTACTGTTGCCTGAATTAGAAGAACTGTCAGATTGACCAGCTTTGAGATTCGAGAAAAGATCACCGGTTGGAAGTCCGCCAATTAAAGTTCCTCTTGGATCCGCAATCAAAAGACCTTCGCCACTCTTAGACTTGCGCTTGTCCTTTGGAATAGACAGCCATTGATTTAATTCTTCGGCCACCTTGCTTTTTTTATACTCACTCATTTCTAAAGTATGCTCGTCTTCAATTAACTGTCGAATTGATTCTGGCATATTCTTAATGAAGTGAGCTTTGAGTTTATCAAGCGGAATAGTTTGAACCGGAGTTGCATCCTTTGAATCTTTCCAAGAAAGCTGTGAGCGAGCTTCATTTGGATAGACTCCTTTTCCTGTTCTCTTATTGTAGATTGGTGGCTCAATGATCAAAGTGACACGATCGCCAACACTCTTGTAAAAGATCCCCCAAGAGTTCCTTTGTGCTGCTATGCTTAATGGATGAAGGCTTGTGTAATCTCCATAAAGTTCATTCTTATATAAGATGATTTCTTTAAACTTCTTATGAATTAAAGCTGTTGTTTTCTCTCCGCCATGATCTTCAAGTTTTGTCCGGACAAAATAATGAAGTTTCCAAGATTTAAATGTGATTGTTCCTGTTTCAGCATAGAACTCACTCAACACTGATAAAGGATCATAGATTGTGTTATGAGTTATGTTTTGCTTTGCAGTGTTTGATCTACGCCCAAAGATAGGCCGAACATCATATTTTAAATATCTTGATTGTAAAAAAGATTTACCTTCATAGATTAGATGATTGAAAGTGTTTTCATCTCCTTTATTGCTATTGCCACAAAGGATGACAGCTGTCCCCGTTTCGTTCTCACTGTTGGCATCCCACCAAGACATCCAATCAATTCCATGAAAAGTAAAAGAATCATAGTGAGCATCTTGAATCTCTTGGAAGTCAATTAAATCATTTGGAACAAGTTCACTGATCGTTCCATCATTGTAATCATTCCATTGCTCAAGACTAGTCAATGCCTTTGTTCCAGCAATAAGATTCCCATCATGGTCAAAGTCATAACAAAGCCATATCATGAAGCCCTTTGGTTGCTCTTTGGTTCTGCACATGACAATCAAGCCATATTGATTTCTTGGTAAAGCAGCGACCTTTAGGCCAACTCCAAAGTTTTGGTCTGGTCCATTGGTGTTCTTGGATGAACTGTTCTTTTTATTGATTAAGTCTTTGATCTTATCTTTTGGAATACCTGGTCCATTATCAATCCCAACTCCGCGCTCAACACCAAGAACTTTCTTGGCTAATTTATCCAAAGTGAAGCGGATGTCTGTCGCACCGGCTTCAACGCTGTTTTGATAGATCTCTCGAACATATTGGCAAGGATCCATGTTTTCATAAGTTCGGTGCAGTCCTTCGACAACGTTATTGTCTTCCATTTTAGTCATTATAGTCATGTCAGTGTTCCTTTTGTTTAAACTTTCCTTTGTGGGTATCTACGATCTACGTCTTCAGGAGGAAGAAGGCCATTGGCCTTGATGATCGTTTGAATTGATTTAACGTTAATATAGAACTTCTTGTCGAAGCTCTTGAGAGCGCCTTCACAATAGATTGTGTCGCCTTGATGAGTTGTATCGCTCATGAATCGACCAAGCTGGCCAAAGACTCGAAGCTCATGAATCTCAATTTGTTGCTTTTGCTCGCCTTTGCTTGGGAACTTCTCAACGGTCCGGACTTTGAGCTTTAGGTATTGAGTGTATTGATTCTGTTCCATTGTTGGAGCTTCAACGACATCACCCAAGATCTGAATTATGTTTATGCTTGTCTTCGACATC